GTGGGCTCACTTTGCTGGACATTTGAGTTGGTGGGCATTACCATTAACTGTCATTGCAGGCCTAGTTGGCTTTGGTAATGAAATCCAAGAACGCAAGTCAAATAAGAATACACTAACGCTTAAATGAAGTTAACTGAACCTCAGCAGCGTATCAGTGACAGCACAGTAAGATTTAAGTGCGTTAGTGCTGGAAGGCGCTTTGGCAAGAGCTATCTCAGTATCAATGAGATGGCTAAATTTGCACGTTTTCCTAATCAACGCATTCTAGCAGTAGCACCAACCTACAAACAGGTTAAGAATGTGCTGTGGGATGACCTCAAATCAATGCTGATAGAACGCCGCTGGGTTAAGAAGATCAATGAAACTGATCTTACTGTAACCTTAGTCAATGGCAGTAAAATCACACTGCGTAGTGCTGATAACTTTGATGCATTGCGTGGTGGCAAGTATGACTTCATAGTAATGGATGAGTGTGCAGACATTGACAAGGCAGCATGGCATATGGTATTGCGTCCCACACTCAGTGACAGAGGTGGTCACGCACTGTTCATTGGCACACCCAAAGGCATGGGCAATTGGTTCTTTGACTTGTGGAACAATGCTAAAACTCTAGAGGATTGGCAGAGTTGGCAGTACACCACATTGGATGGTGGTAATGTTCCACATGAAGAAATTGAAGCTGCTAAACGTGACATGGGTCAACGTGAATTTGAGCAGGAGTACCTTGCCCAATTTGTTAACTACGCAGGTGTTATATTTTATGCATATACTGAAGAAAACATTGCAACACATCCAGGCATTGAAGATTACACGCCCATACACATTGGCTGTGACTTCAACACCAGTCCCATTAGTGCTGCAATTGCCACACGCACTGAAAAGGGACTACACTTCTTTGATGAAATAGCAATTTACAGTAGTAATACCAATGAGCTGTGTGAAGAAATTAGATTGCGTTATGGCTTTAACCGCCAAATTTATGTTTATCCAGATGCCACAGGCAAAAGATTAAACACCAACAGCAATGGTATCAGTGACCATATCATTCTACACAATGCTGGATTTAAAGTAGTAACTGATGCAGCCAATCCACCAGTAGCTGATGCTATTGCCAGTGTGAATGGACTATTGTGTAACAGCAGTGGAGAAAGACGTTTGTTGATAGATCCCAAATGCAAAGGTATCAGAGAAACAATGGTCAAATGGACCTACAAGGAAGGCACACGCCAACCTGATAAAGACAGTGGGTATGACCATATGGCAGACGCTGTGCGTTACGTTACGCACAAGCTCTTCCCAATGCAAATGAATGTAAAAGCCAGCACATTACCCAGTGTAAGAGGTGCTGGCCGGTTACGTTAACCTAATTACAGAGAATAAATGTCACGTAGCATTTCTTTGGTAGCGCGGTAATAGCCTACTTCTTGATCTGTTACATCACTGACATAATTGTTCCAAAACTTAGGTTTAAATCCTTTGGTCTTGTCCAACTTCTTGTCATTCATGTACAATTCAATCATTGCATACAAGAAGAAGTTCATTTGTGCATCAATGGTAGCAAAACTGGTTTTACGCAATGCGCCTTCTGGAATCCAATTCTTTTTACCAGGATTGAATACTTCATACAACATTGCAGTAAGACCATCCCACTTGGTATCACCACACTGTAGATCATCACTGCGGATACGTGCAATGCCTTGTAGGAAACTGATCATACGTGCATATGTGGGTGTATCTGTACTAGTGTTATACATTTTTGCTAGCATTAGAGCAGCAGCCCACAGTGTTTGAAACTTGAGATCCTTGTCATTGGGACTGAATACATTTAGACTATCCAGCAGTAGGATTTCATCCTTAAAGAAGCTGACCTTATCCGCAATGCTGTCTCTGTGGTCACCAGGATAGGCAATACCAATTGCAGTGCCAATGCCACCAGTTTTCAGTTTAGGACTAGTTACTTTATCTAGAATGCCCAATGCGCGGAATGCACCTTGAATTTTATGTGCTACCACTTCAACGCTGTCTGCACTGTCATAGGCATTATAAATGGCTTTGTATGCTTCTGCATTGTCCACACTGTACACAGTAACAATAACCGGATGGTTGGGCTGTGCATCAGGATACATCTTAAAGAACAAACGTCTTGTGTGTCCATCACAGAGATGCATGCCGGGCTTCACAGGAATCACATCACCACCTACTTCTAGGTCAAATTCTTCTGTGATATTGATTGCGGCAAAATTATATAATGTTGGAACACCACGGCGGAAAATAGGTGCCATCTTCTTGATACGCAGGCTTTCATCACGTTGTAGATAGTGTGGCTGTAGTTCTAGGATATCTGCAAGTTCTGCATTAAGAACCACTGTGCTGCCAGGTACGCCGGTTGGTGTGGTTTGGAGTAGACTATTATAGTCTTTTACTAACTTTAGTGTTTTCATGTTTATATTTCCTATAATGAAATGGGCTCTCTATTAGCCCGGTTAAAAATGTGAGTAGCAGTCCATCCACTACTCACATTATTCAGTGTACAGTATTTGTTACTGTTTGTCAACCAATCTTAACAAAATACTGTTTAAATTTTCAAAGTTTTGATTGAGTGTTTTTAGTTCACCGCGGATTAATTCTTGTTGATCTGCACATGCGGCGGTCTGTTCACCTATGAAACTGAACATATTATAAACATCAACTTCTAGGTCAATGCATGTACTATCTCCAGTGGGAAGATTGTTTGTGATGCGGTCAATTGCATCAATAATTTCTTGCTCTTTACCAGTTAACTTCATTGTATTCACCTCTAAGTGTAATGGGCTCATTAATTATGCCCGGATCATGCTGTGCATCATTGCACAACATATATACAATATAGCATCTAAACTCTATTTGTCAACACCTAAATGTAAATTATTTTTGGATAGGCGTTCTAGTTAGCAAAGTACATTGGCGTTTACCTTCAACTGGGCATGGCTTATACACTTTATATTCTTGACGGTACCAAACGCCATCCAATTGAATTAGAGCAGGTTTGGTATTGAGCAGATCACGCTCATGCTCACGCTGACGTTGATTGTTTTCAATCAGTGCGCCCACTGCAATTGCACCTACCAGTGCTGCCACAGTCTTATCACTGACATTATTGTAGTTTCTACTGTAATGAGGATTCCACCCACCATTATAGTAACCATTGTGCGCCATACAGCCGCTTGTGCTGACTGCTAATGCTAGTGCCAGTGCTATACGCATTCTAATCTCCAAAGTATTACTGTAGTTATATAATAACACTTTTTGAACTTTTGTCAACCATAAAAAACCCCTCAAGCAGGTTAATACTTGAGGGGTAATAAGTAGAAACGCAACTGTAGCTACACATCTAAAACTACAGTTACGGCAAGCAACACTTCAATGCACTGCTTACAATATTAATTATAGTATCTAAATGTTATCTGTCAACCTTTTTGACTGACAAAATGATTTAATTTTTCAGCATGTAGAATTACTTCATCTGCACTGGGCATCTGTTCTGGTTTGGTCTCACGTGCTTGCAGTATTGCAAAAGCCAACTTAAGCAGCTCTAAGCGTATTTCATAAGGGGTCATAGTACATATTTATAGTATGATACCTATACTTAAAGCTAGACTATATCAAGGGCTTAGGCAAAGTTAAGGTTCAATGGGAGGCTTTGGTATTGAATTTTCTATTCTTGTCCAGAACTGCATGAACTGTGCAGCCTCAGTATTTTCCAATATCTCAAATGCACGTTCTGTATCAGTTAAATTAGCCCAATAGACTTTGAAATCCATGGGACTAGTCTCACTTACTACATTATGTTCCTTATCAAATGGTGAATACTGTTTTGCCATCTTCTGTAACATTAGTTGATGGCGTGCCAACCTGTACAGTTTGCGCTGCCTTTTTGAGTAGCTTGTTGGGGTCATACTTTACACCTTTGCGTGATTGGTTGCGTTTGGTGCGCTTCTTTTGTAGTAGTGCTTGACGGTTCTTATTTGCTTTCTTCATGTTCTATATCCTCAATTTTAACTTTGGCGTTGAATGCGCCTGTTTTCATACCATAATACTTTACAATATTTTCTGCATCCTGTTGATCTTTACAGGGCCATGCACGTTGAACTGTAAATGGTTTGCCTGTGCTTGGATCCATGTATTCTAACTCACATAATACTATTTTTTGTTTTGTCATCTTGTTTCTCAGGTTTTGGTTTTTTAAAGATACGGTCCCAGTTATCTTCAAAACGTTTTTTATCTTCTATGGGACGCTGTTTACTGCCCTTGCCGCCATGCCAACTATTACTCATGAACATACCTCACAAAGATGTAATTTTCTGCAACTTTATCTTTTAGTGTGTAATCCCAACTGTGCAGTAGTTGTAGGATTTTGTTGCGTGTGTCAAAGTCTACACTGTTTAATATTTCAATAAACAACACTGGTGTGCAACGGTTAATGGTTTCAGCAGCACCTTCTAGTACTTGTAGTTCATGACCTTCAACATCAATTTTAATTAGATCCACAAACTTAAGATTATATGCATCCAAAGGATTGCAAGGTACAGCATCACCAGTTTCACTTACATGACTCATGCCACTGTTGTCAATGCTCTTAGTAAAATTAACTGTGCCTGCTTTGTTGCTGACTGCAACTTCATGAAATTTAATGTTAGGTTTAACCACATTGAATTTTAAGCACTGGCTGTGAGTGGGTTCAGCTTCAAAGGCATGCACCAGTTGAAAGTCCTCAACCAAACGCTTGCTCCAATAGCCCACGTGTGCGCCAATGTCCACTGCAACTCTGCGGTGTGTTACGTAGGGCATTAGCTTTTGATAATCACGTAATTCATAATCACCACGTGTTTCAAAGAAAGTATCACCTTCTGGTAACCACATATTATTTTTCATCTTCATTGGTATCTTTATCCTTCTTACCAAAAATTGCATCCCAGTTTGACTTGTATGCCTCACTGGGAGTCCAACCACCAGTACCGGTTGTGTTTGTGCCACTGAAGCCTTCACTCTTTTCTCTCATGCCACGTAAGAATGGATTACTGTTGATAATCTTTTCATTCTTCTTCCACTGTGCGCTGCCTTTGTCAGGCGTTTTGCCATTAAATGCCATTTATACTTGCTCCTGCATCAACGTAACCAGCTTGAATTATTTCTGTTCTAGTGCCTATGCTGGTATTGGCAGCTAGATACTCTTGTAAGTATTCCACACATTCACTAATGTCTGTGCCTGTGAAAGGTTTGGTATAAGCGTCTTTTTGAGGCTCACAGATCATTACCCAAATCTTTGTAAGCTGCATAACATCACTTTCCATCAAGTTCTGCTAGTTTAGCCTGTGCTTCTTCTAGTGTGAAGTAGGTGCTCTTAAGAGTAAATTGCCAACTACCACCTTGTGTCCAATGCACTTGGTCTTCATTGATGGTTTTCTTAAAGTTCCAACGTGTGGTGGTAATGTTGCTTTCATAGTATACATTACCAAACTTTTGTTCTCTACAAGCTACTGTGATAGGGTGAATGCCTAGATCCAGTGCAATTTGTGCTTGTGTTTTACCATACTTCTTTTCATACTTGCTGGGCTTGGCTCTGCGTTGAAATGGGTTGCCCCATTTCATTACACGCATTCTAATAGCATCCACTGTGACATCTTCTGCACGTGCTAGATCATCAATGTGAATACCCCATGACTTTTCAAAGTCAGTACCACTCTCACGCTTAGTGTGTTTTTGTTTGTACATCTTAAAACTCCAAATAGTCAGTTAGAATCATACCTAATTGCCAACTTTGCTTTCTAGTAAACTTTTGACCTTTAGCAGCCATTGCTTCAATGCCTTGAATAAAGTCTAGGTCATACTTGTTCATGCTTGCACCATTGCAGTATGCATGACGCAATACCTGTGCAGCAAACTTAACCAGATCTTTGTTTTTGCAGATAGATGCCATTTGATTGCCCAGCTTGTGATATTCTGTGCTGTCAAAGAAGTTTGGATCTGTTTTGCTAATGCCAATGTCTTTTAAGTTCTTGTAATACTTTAGAACTTTTAGCAGTGGGCTAATGTCCATACCACTCATTAGAATGTTTTCAATATCCGCTGTGGTTACTTCTTTGTGAATGTATTTGTTCTTAGTTGCCAACATATTATTCTCCTTTTAGATGTGCTCTTAGTTGTTCCATTTGCTTTCTTGATTCACCTGCTTGAGTAATTAAATCATGAATGCGTGTGACATTTGACTCACTGTCTTCTGCCAATTCTGTTTCATCACTCCAACGCTCAATCACAATGTTCAAATCAATATCATAATTGAAGTTGAGTTGTTGTAGTTCTGTGATAACCTCTGGTAGGCGTTTGATGTTTGGAATTCTAATTGTTAACATATACTGTTCTCCTTTGTTGGTGTATATAATATATTTAGCACAGATAAAAAAATATGTCAATAAATGCGGCAAAAACACACCAAAAACAAATTAAAAGATAAATATCATATACTAGAAAACAGTACAGAATAATTACACCATATGGCCATATGGAGAGAACTTGAGCACTAAACCCTATATTGATTTTATAACAACTAACCATAGTTTATATGACCGCTATGAAAGTGAGTGGCGTCTCTGCATCAACAGCTACTATGGTGGTGTTGAATATAAAAATGCACGTTACCTACGTGCCTACCAAGTTGATTTCAATACACCCAGTCAGGTAATCAACACATATGTAACCAATGACGCTGGCCAAGCAATTGGCAAAAGCAAAGCACGTGTAGAGATTGGTTATAGCAGCAATGAAACCAAAAGAGGTCAAGACCTCATCACTGGCAGTTTCTATTTAGAAAAGTTAGACAATACACCTCTTTATAATTATGTAAAACTTATTGTCAGTGAATACAACGCAATCCTTTTCCGTAATCCTCCACAACGCTATGTTGGTGAGAGTGTGGAAGCAGAACGCTTCCTAGGTGATGTAGACGGAGAAGGCAACAGCATCAATGAATTCATGAGCATGGTAGATGTATACACCACTATCTATGGTGTGTGCCATGTAAGCTGCATCAAGCCTGTGGGCAGTGACATTCCTAAGTGGCGTGTTCACAGTCCACTAGAAGTTACCAATTGGGACTATGCATATGACATTGATGGTAACCTAAAATTAAAAAGAGTTGTAATCAAAGTAGAAGACAATGATTTCCACAGCGTATACCGCTACATGACAGACACTACTATTGAAACAGTGTTTGTGGGTGCAGAAGATGGTTACAATCCTCCAATTGATGTAGAAGGCGTAGAATATCTAGGTGAAAATACCTATAGAGTTGTACAGCCCAATGAATTAGGTTACATCCCACTAAAGACCATTTACCAAAGCACCAAAGTTTACAATAACATTGGTACAACAGTAGTACAAGACGTTGCACAGATTCAACGCAGTATCTACGGTGACATGGCAGAAATTTACAGCGCAATTACATATGGCGCACATCCTACACTGGTAGTAGATGAAACAACAGATCAATTAAATGACGGACAAGTAGGCGGGGAGCCTGGTAGTATTGTCAAAGTTCAAGCAAGTCTAACTGGACAGCCAACTCACGTATATGAGTTTAAGAGTCCACCTCTAGATGCAATCAATGAGATCCGTGACCTAGTGGACAATAAAGTTCAAAAGCTAAGTCAAATTGCTATGTTACGCAGTGAGGATCTTATCCGTGCAAGCCGCAGTGGTGAGCAGATTGAACAGTTTGATGATAAGTTGAGTGCGTTGATTAGACGCAAAGCTACAAACTTAGAAAATGCAGAAGCAGCACTTTGGGAAATTTGGTATGATTGGTTAAACATGACCATGCCAGATGATTTCAGCATCAGTTATAATAGACAGTATAACAAACGTGCGCTGGAGCAAGAACTAGGTGAAGTAGACCAAATGATGGCTATTCTTCAAAAGTATGAAGCATTAATTGAAGGGCCTGAAGAAGAGGAAGATGAGGATGAAGAGGAATATGCCACACCAGCTGCACCAATGGCAGCACCAGTTGCATGTCCTCCAGCCACAGGCAATGTTGCACTAAATCTTGTTAATAGACAGGATGCTATTGACAGTGCAGCATATGGTCCTCTAAACCCCGCACAACCAAATGAAGAGTTTTGGCAGAGACTGGCAGACAAGTGGAGTGTGTCAGTTGAAGAAGCCAAGCAATCACGCTGTGGTAACTGTGCAGCATTTATACAAACCAGTAAGATGCTACAGTGCATTGATGCAGGCTTAGCCGCAGGCGGTGCTACAGGTGATGAATGGGATACTATTGCAGCAGGTGACCTAGGTTACTGTGAAGCATTTGATTTCAAATGTGCCAGCAATAGAACCTGTGATGCATGGATCACTGGTGGTCCAATCACAGACGCAACTGCTCCAGCCATGGAAATGGAAATGGAAGCAGAAGAATATTCCGCTGAGGAAATGGCAGAAGAAGCCGCTGAATCAGCAGAAGAAAAAGAATACAAACAATTTAAAAAGGACATGCGTGACAGAATACGCCAGAGACTGGAGCAGTTGTTGAATAGTTCAACAACAGACAATGGTTTCTAATTATTCTGAACTTACGTGTACTACTGACGTTAAACAGGAGAATAACAAATGAGTGATGAACTCAGTACAGATACTCTAGTTGCAGGAGAGAACGTGCAACCAGTTAATACAGCTACTGATGCGGAGACACATGTTGAAGCAAAAGCTGAGAAGAGTGCTACACCAAAAGTGGAAACACGTGATGGTAAGCTCTACGTTGATGGAGTGCGTGTGTATACACGTGATGATGTCAACCGTATTGGATCAAAGGCTCAAGAAGAAACCAAACAGCGTTTACTTACTGAGCTTGAAGTAGATAGCTTTGATCAAGTCAAAAACGTTGTCAAGCAGTTACGCACTGCTGGTGATGAACAAGGACTTAACGTTGCTAGTCTACGTGATGCAGTAAAGAAAAAAGAGCAAACTGTTGAAGAACTACGTGCTGAATTACAGCGTGTAAAAACTGATAGTGTTTTAAAAGAACACATTGGTAATATCTACAACAACATGCCTTCACAGTGGAACACAGAACAGCGTGCCGCAGTTGTGGACTTGATGAAAGCCCGTAACATGCTGCACTTAGAAGGTGACACATTTGCTATACGCAATGGTGATACTTTCTTAACCCAGGACGGTGAAACTCCGGACTATGCGGGTGCTGTTACGCTAATTGGCAAGACCCTAGGTCTACCAATGGCAAAAGTAGGTGTTGCAACTTATGATGCACCTGATAAGAGTGTTAAGGAAACAGTGGTTAAAGCTATTGATGAAACTAGACTTAATAAAGACCCTGCTTACCGCAATGCTTATGTTCAAGTGCGTGAAAAGAACAGGAATCTCAGCAGAAGTGAAATAACAGATGCTATGATCCGTAAACATATGGAAAGCCACAAGATGGGTGATTTAGCTTCAAGACAGTTAATGACCTCAGGCTCTTCAACAACAACAACCAAAACAAGGAGATAAAAAATGGCTACTCAAACAGCTAACGTTACAGCCCTGTATGAAGATGTTGTTGCGGATTTAATGCCATACTTTGATAACGCAGTATTGCTTCCAAATCCCGCAATCATCATGAATTCATTCAACATTACTGGTGGTACAGGCAACCAAGTTAAGATCCCAGTAACAAACTCATGGACAGCAGCTCTAAGTGCTGTAACTGAGAACAGTTCAATCCTAGGTGTAAATGACCAGGATTTCAAACCAGAAGCAGTAAGCCTCAGCACAACCAAGCGTGGTGCAGGTACACTAATTTCTGAAGAATCACTAGAAGATGGTGGTTTTGCAATGGTACGTCAGGCAGTTCTAACACGCCTATCACGTTCATTAGCACAGGCAACTGACACAGTTGGTTTCCGTGTTGCTTTCCGTGGTAGTGAAACTGCATTAACAGATATCAGCCAGATCAGCGGTATCACAAACTACGGTTATGCAAACACAGCACTAACCGGCGCTGACCTTTCAATTGTCATGAGCCCTGAAGCACTTGCTTACGCTGTAAAGCGTGAACCAACTGTTAAGATGTTCAATGACGTTGACAAGGACAACTACCAGATGGTAGCAACAGTACGCAACGGCTTTGCCCGCGTATATGCTGACCAGATTGCTGCTATTGCCGCTTCTAACGTTGCTGGCGCTGCTGCAAACATCAGTGCAACACTGGATCACTTCAGTGCTGCTGTTGCTGGTCTACGTGGTGCAAATGCTCCAACAGACGCAGCTGGCTACTACATTGCTGTAGTAACACCAGTACATGAACTAGCACTAGCCAAGCAGCTTAACGGCGTTGGTGGTCTAAGCACAGGTGCTGTTGGTGCGCTAAGTGACATTGGTAACCAGGCATTACTAGATGGTCTCATTGGCCAGGCAGTAGGCTGCAGATTCTTCCGCAGCAACAACCTTCCAAGAAACCTAGCCACAGCTTAATTGTAAGGGAGATTCAAATGGCGTTTATAGTATCAGGCGGTAATGTGTTAAGCTACGCTGAAGCACTAGATGTAAAGGACAAGGACCAGCGTCTCTTTGAGGCAAATGAGTTCAACTTTACAGACGTGCCTGATGCGCCAGGTAACCTCAACAATTATATTGAAGATCTCACTACCAAAAGCACTGCACGTATCAATCAAAAGATACGTGCTAGTGCGGAGTGGCGTCAGTATTTGGGTTATGCAGGTGGTGGCTATGACAGCATAGACAACATTCCAGCTTTTAATCCAAATTTAATTAAAGCACGTCAAAGTGACTTTACTGACATGTGCTGCTACTATGCAATGAAAGAATATCTTTTACCAAAAGTAGCAGACTTTGGCAATCCAGAAAGTGCTGAAGTACAGAAGATTGAATATTACAGCCGTAAGTTTGAAGACTTGTTCACAGAACTTACAGCAATGTTTGATTGGTATGATTCAGATTCAGATGGTACTGTTGAAGATGGTGAGAAAATGGTACGTTTCAGCTTAAACCGCAGAACACGTGGCAGAAGAAATATAACAAGGGTTAGATAATGGCTGTTATTAGAAATACATTATTAGCTAATTTAAGTACCAGTCTAACTGGCACTAATGTTAGCGTCAGTAGTGAATTACCATTCAGTGCGGCAGGCGTTGCACTGTATGATAAGAACATGAAGAAACTTTATTTGGACAATGACCAAAATGAGCGTACTCAACTGTTCAGCACCATTGACAACAATGATGTGTTTCAACAAGAGATTCTTGTAAACGGCTATTTGACAGTGGACGCCAAAAATGAGCCTGGTGATATCAGCACAGTTATCACCAAGGTTGTCAACAGCAGATTCAGTGTTGCAAACTGTTACTTGAGAGAGTGCGGTGTGACCAATGAATATAATGATGACAGAATCACTTATAATTTTGAATTTAGGTTTTTAACAATTTAACAAGGAGATAACCAAATGGCATATATTGCAGTCAATACTACAGATACGTTTGTACGTTTGGATATCAAAGACGCAGTTTTAAGTGCTAATGCTAACGCAGCATTTGCTACTACTGCTAACGTTCTAACAGTACCTAGCTTACAGGATATCACTGTAAATGCTACACCAGGACTGTTCCGTTGGCAAGAGCTGGGTTTCCTTTCAGAGAAGGTTGTAACAACACCAAGCACAAACAGTATTAATACTACTCTTGTTCTTGATGACACTGCTTTCTTCACAGGAAATGCTAGCACTGCTGGTATCTTTGATCTAACCAACAACAAAACAAAGATCTACTTTAGACTATACTGGGCAGGTGATGACTCAGGTGACAAATACATTCAAGGTGAAGGCTACCTATCAGCCCTAGCCCCAACTGTATCACCTACCGCACCTGTTTGGACTGCACCCGTTACTATTGAAGTAGTGGGTGACTACCAAAGCGGTACAGTTTAACGCTTAAGAAACGGGCTCACTGAGGTAACTTGGTGAGCCTTTTTCTCTTTTGAGGAGTTTAGAAATGAAACCAACCCTAGTAAAATATTTGCGTGATCACAGTGCAGGTGGCACTTGGACAGGCAGTGTTGAAGCAGGAGTACCAGTTGTGAGGATTAAAGGTGAGCTGATATCAGCTGAGCCTTTTTTGAAGCAATTAGGTATAGAATTAACAAAAACAAATAAATATACAGAGAGTGTGAAAGATGCAGGTATGGGAGAATCACACAGCGGAGGAGATACTCCAGACGCTGGAAATGGAATTAGCCAAGTGCAAGAGTGAACTCATGTGCGCGGAAGCTGATATCCGCAAAGCAAAAAATAGAATTGCTTTTATCATAACAGCAATTCATCATTTAAAACAAAAGGATATGAAGATATGAAATTAAGTCAATTAGCAGCCAAACCCCAACTAATTAAAGTAGAACTTGATGATGAGGATATTCTCAAGGAATATGGTGAGCCTCTAGAGTTTTGGATCTTTGACCGTCAGCCCATTGACAAGTATGTTGAAATGGCCAAGACAGGCTCAGACAACATTGGGGAAATGGTACGCATTGTAAACAATTTAGTGTTAGATGAAACAGGTGAAATCATTGCCAAAGATGGCATGGTTTTTCCAGGTAAACTAATGGTTAAAATTCTACAAAAAGTGGTAGAAACATTGGGAAACTAACACGCGAGCATTTGCCGGAGGATTCAGTTGAGTTAAACATGGTACTTGTTATAGACACACTGGGCAAACGTTATGGTATGTTACCCAGTGAAGTAATGACTAAAGCAAATACTTTTGATATTTTTATTATGGATGCAGCTATTACATATGAAAATCATCTGCATAAGAAATCAAATAAAAATAACATGCAACAAATTAACAAACCTATAACTGATGATTCTATGCTAGAGCAATATAAGAAATTTAAGGAAAAGAAATGAAAGCCAGCGTCAACTTTAACAGTTTTAACAAATCAATACAGGGCCTTGAAAAGGTTGCTGAGACTGTTTTTGATGACGCTTATGATTTCTTTAAAAAGACCACGCCAATTGGCAAACCCAGCACTTGGAAAAGTAAACCACCTGTTGGTTATAAGCCAGGCAATGCTCGCCGTAATACAAGAAAAGATCACATAACAAAAACCATAACTGGTGACTATGCTTATTCAGAACGCCTAGATGAAGGCTACAGTAAGCAAGCACCAGATGGTATGATTCAACCTACTGTTGAATACATTGAAAAAAGGCTCAATCAACTAGTAAGGGGTTTATAATATGGCATCAGTCAAAGTTACATTAGAATTAGATGATAGAAATTATCTAGCCCGCTTACAAAATGCTGAAAGAGAAACAGCTAAACTAGGCACTACCGCAGCGTCTGCTGGTGCTGCTGGTGCTGCTGGTATGACTGCAATGGCCACAGCAACTGGTGCGGCACAAAAAGCAGCACTAGCACTTCAAACACAATTGGCTGCACTGCTAGCACCATTAATTGCACTTCAAACTGTGTTCAGTGCATTTACAATTGCTGATGATATCAGTGACATTGCTGCTGCCAGTGAAATCAGTGCTGCTAGAGTTATTAACCTACGCAATGCACTAGAAGCTGCCGGTGGTAATGCTGAAGATGCTGACAGAATGATTGTAAAGCTGACCAACAGTTTGTATGACGCAACTGAGATGGGCAGCAAGGCACAAAAGAATCTGTTGCAGTTAGGCTTCACACTAGATGATATCAAGACACTAACACCAGAAGAAGCAATCATTAAAACTGTTGATGCACTGGCAAAGATGCCAGATGCTACCACACGTAACGCACTAGCATTTGAACTATTTGGTAGAAACGCTGGATTAATACAATGGGACAATCTAGCTGAAAGTGTTGGCAATTTAACAGAAAGACAAGTGCGTCAAGGTCAAGTTGCAGAACAACTGGGCGGTTACTATGACAGTCTCCGCGCTGGATTCAATGAATTCATGTTGACTGTTATGGAAATTATTGCACCACTTGGTGAAATGATTGTGGGCCTAGGTGAAGTATTCAGCGCCAGTGGTGATGCTGAAAGTGGTATTAACATACTTAAGGCTGCTATGGCAGGATTAGCTGTTGTTGTTTCAACACTAATCACAGGACTTGCACAACTTTGGACTACACTAAAAGGTGTAAGTCAGGTTATCTACTATGCATTAACTGGTCAATTTGACAAAGCCAAAGATGCTGGCCGTGACATGTTTGATACCATATTAAAACAAGGTGCAGCATGGCAAAAGAGCATGGATAAGATTTTAAATCCACAGGCTCCAGCAGCACGTCCAGGTGGTGGCAGAGCCAATAGAACACTAACAGATCCAAAAGCAGATGCTGAAAGAGGCAGACTTGCTGAAAAACTAGCACGTGACTTAGAAAAGCAACGTGATGCTGCTGTTGACTTACAGATTGCTATTGATGCACAAACAGAATCAATGGCAAGAAAATATGAAACTGAACTTAAGAACATTGGCCTAACGCAGGATCAAATTAGATTAAACACTGAACTTGCTGCACTAGAAGAGAAAAGATTAAAAGACGTAAGTGAAATTGAAAAGTTACAGTTGTTAAGCACACAAGAAAGAGCTGCTGCAATTGCAACAATCAATGAGAAGTATGCCAATCAAGAAAAGACATTAAAAACAAATCTAGGCCTAATCAGTGAAAGCAACTATCTAGAAAAACTTAGACTATTAAATGTACAAGATAGCATTGCTGACAAGCAAGCAGAAATTAATCAAACATATCAACTTGCTGAACTAGAAAATCTAAGATTAGAACTAACAGGTGAAAGAACCAGCAGAGAAGCAGAAAATGTTAGACAACTGCTAAAGATTGAAGCTGACTTTGTTTCTAAAAAGAAAACACTGCAAATTCAATTGGACAATGCTATTGAACAAATTGAAAAAGATAGAATCAAAAGAGAACTAGAAAATCTAGAAGAAAGTTATAAGAATAACAGAGAAAATGTTGAAAAGAAACAACAGCTAGAAGAACAGCGCAGACAAAATTATCTAGCAGGTGTTAGAAGCGTCTTTGAAGGTATTGAAGACAGCATCACACCATTCCAAGTTGCTGTTGATGCAACCAGCAGCATTTTCAACAACTTAGAAAATGCTATCAGTGACTTTGTTAAGACTGGTAAATTCAACTTCAGTGACTTTGCTAAATCAATTATCAGAGATTTAATTGCTATTAGTCTAAGAGCATTGATTCTAAGAACTATCTTTAGCGCTATTGGTGGTATCTTTGGTGGCAGCGCAGGATCAACAACACTGCCTGCTATTGCTGACACTGGCTTAAGATTTGCTGCTGCTGGTGGTCCAATCAAAGCTAACCAAGGTTACATTGTAGGTGAGAAAGGACCAGAGTTCTTTATGCCTAACACATCCGGCACAATGATTCCAAACCACTTGTTAGGTGGTGGAGGTGGTACAACTGTAAACTACAACATCAATGCTGTGGATGCAATGAGTTTCAAACAAATGGTAGCACGTGATCCAGAATTTATTTACAGCGTAACCCAGTTGGGTGCTAGGAGATTACCAAGATGAGCCTACAAACAATAGTAGACAACTGCGTTAGCTTAACCATTGAACGCAGAAAAGTAACAGGTTATACTGTAAGCCGCAGCGGCATTGTTAAAGTTAGCAGCATTGCTAGCAATGTTCCATGGCAAATGATTATTGAAATGCACAATGGCATGCAGTACAGCACCAATAGAAGCATGTTAGAAGAACTGGATAAGATTGACAGAGTGCAGACCACAACCATTAACGTTGGTCAAACAAATTCACGTATTGCTTATGTTACTGAATATCAAGGTGATCTAAGTGCAGGTCAAATTAGCAGCATTACCATTGCCAACGCAAACGTGCTTAACGTTACAATGAACGTAAGTTCAGTGAGTGCTAGTGCAAGTTCATATGTTTTCCGCAAAGGTGACTATTGGATGCCCACTGGTGCTTACAAATATCCTTACACTGTAACGGCAGATGTACAGCGTGGCAGTGGCAGCACAATCACAGTGCCCATCAACAGACCATTCATTGACCAAGCAGGTTATACTGAGGTTGGTGCCGGCATCAAAGTTGGCAGCAATGTCACTTGGAATATGTTGCTGATTAAGAAGCCCAGTTACACTGTGGTGCCCTATGATAGAATTGCATGGGATAGCCCATTTGAACTAGTGGAGATGATTGAAGACTAATGACTACTACAATTACAGCAGTTCAAGGCAGTAAGATCAGTCATGCACTGTTCATTGACCTTACATTGGCTAACGTAACCTATTACATTAGCAGTGCATATCAGCCAATTACAATTGATGGCAACAATTACACAGAGTTGGGTGCGTTCTTGCAGATTGGTGATGTAACAGAAGATATCAAAACCACAAACGGTGATGTAATGATCACACTAAGTGGTATCCCCAGTGATGTCAGCTACATGGACATTGTGTTAAGCACCAGCATCAAAGGTGGCAATGTGGTTGTACGCAGAGGCTTCTTTGATACTGAAACACTGCAACCAATACCTGGACAAATGTTTGAACGTTACAGAGGCATCATTACTAACTTTGCTGTGGATGAAACCACAAGTTTCCTATCAGGTGAACTCACTAACCAAATCAGTATCACTTGTGCAAGTTTAAACAGTTTATTAGAAACACAGGTGCGTGGTCAAAGAACTAACAGCACTGACCGCAAACGTTTTTATCCCGGTGATCTAAGTATGGACCGCGTTAAGGCACTGCAAAACACCAGCTTTGACTTTGGTAAAGAATATGGTGGTGGTAGAGGCGCCGGAGGTGGAGGCGGAGGCGGCGGTGGCCGCGGCGGATTTGAAGATAACAATCAGCAGGAAAGATAATGATTAGACATGCAGATTTGAAAGATTTTGATAGAGTAATGGAGCTAATGGTAAACTTTGCCAACAGTGCTCCAGTAGATGCTTATCATGATCCAGAATACAATTACAGAGGTGTGCAACATTTTCTTGCACAGGTAAAAAGTGCAGGCTGCATACTGGTAGCAGAACATGAAGATGTTGTGCAGGGTATGTTGATTGCACAAGTAATGAGTGATCCATGGTTACCTCACATCAAGACAATGAAAGAAATGGCTTGGTGGGTTGAACCAGAGTACAGAAATACAACTATGGGTTACAGATTATTAATGGAATACGTAAAGTTTGGTAAGCAATTAAAACAAAATGGTGTAATTGACAATTTTGTTCTTACAAATATGACAATAAGTCCAGACTTTAATTTAGAAAAGCGTGGTTGGAAGCCAATTGAAACCAACTACGTATATGAGGGAGCATAAATGGCAATTTTCTCAGCTATTGCTACAGCAATTGTAGGTAAAGTTTTTGCTGCAACAATCATTGGTAAGATTGTTGTTGGTCTAATTGCCACAGGTTTAGCAATTGGTACAGCAAAACTATTAGGTGTCTATGAAAAACCTGCAAGTCTTGCTGGACAAAAAGATCCTGGTGTAAAAATCCAAGTCCCTCCAGCTACGGATAATAAAATACCGCGCTTGTATGGTAGGAACTATACAGGCAGTATTATCTTTGATGCAGAAATCAGCAATCAAAACAAAACCATGAATTATGCTATGGTCATCAGTGAATACAATGACGGTGATACATGGACAATCAATGACATTTACCGTGATGACGCACGTTTGTTATTCAGTGGTGCAACTGTAACTGGTGCTGAAGACGCTAATGAAACTACTGCAACAAATATCAGTGGTAAAATACGTGTGCGTGTTTATGCTGGCGGCAGTGCTGCTGCAAATCAAATCTTCCCAGTGGGTGATGCACAAAACGCCTATGACATTATGCCAGGTTGGACCAGCAATCACACTATGGAAGACCTAGTGTTTGCTGTTTTCCAAATGGATTATGACAGTGAAAATGGTTTAACTGGTCTAAGTGCAATTACTTTTGATATCAATAACAGCGTAAACAATCCAGCCAATGTGCTGTTAGATTATCTACGCAATGACCGCTATGGTGCTGGTCTTGCAAACACATATATTGATACAACCAGTTTTGATGATTGGCGTGATTACAGCAATCAATTAGTAAACTACACTGACACTGCCAACGTAACACAGCAACATAGCCGTTACCAAATTGATGGTGCTATCAGCACATTTGCCAGTGTAAAAGAAAACATTAACAAAATTTGTTTAAGTGGCGGTGCGTTCTTTACCTACAATAATAAGTTAGGTAAATTTGGTGTTGTGCCCAGCAGAGCAGTAAGCAACACATATCTTGCCAATGCATTTGTGTTTAGTGATGACAACATTGTAAGTTCAATCAACATTGGCAGCACAGAATTATTCAGCTTGTACAATGCTATTGAAATTGAATATCCCAGTGTTAACCAGCGTGACCAAACAGACGTTTATTATGCTGAACTAAGCCCTGCGGTACTCAATCCCAATGAGCCCTACAACAAATTAGATTACCGCTTAGAAATGGTCAATGATGGTAGTAGAGTAGCACAACTTGCAAACATTGACCTTAACCAAAGCAGATTCAATACCATCCTAACATTTACTGCTGACTTCAGTGCCATGCAGGTAGATGTAGGTGATGTTGTTAAAGTTAACAGTGAACTATATGGTTACGTGGACAAATTGTTCCGCGTAATGCGTGTAACAGAAAAGGAAGACACTGAAGGTGTAATCACCGTGGATCTAACACTGTTGGAATACAGCAGCAGTGTGTATGATGACTTAATTGGTGTGGAAGATTTGCCTAAACCGGTAACTGGTATTAGTAACTGGTGGTTAACCAATGGTAACGCAAGCATTACCTTGGGCAATGTTATTATTGTTAATGATCCTCTGGCAGCAAATGCCAACGTACACAGTCCAACAACTGGTAACGTTGTTAGCACATTGCCAATGGCTAACGTTAGAGCAGATTATGCTACAATGTTTAGCAATACCAGCACATTCATTAATATTCCTATCAATATTCCACCAAATGTAAACTTCAACACTGCTAGAGTTGTGGTAGTTAATCAAACTGCTAACGTAAACGCAACGCCATTGTATTATACACAAGGCCCCAGTGATGCTAACAGTTACTTTGAACCTAATACCACATTTAACTTTGGTATCAACACCTTTGAATTTGACCGTGACACTGCATTCCGCATGGATGTAGACATGTTTGACAGTGTCAGTGGTGTAAGCAGTCTAACATTTACAACTGGCACATTCCAAGTTGGCGCAGTTGCACCCAGCAACGTTATTCAAGCACCAATTATGGCACCAGGTGCTGCTGGTGTAAATTTTGTTGAAGTTCTACCGCTGATTAATCTTCCAGCAAATGCTATTACAAATCCTGCAAACCTAGTACCAGCAACTGATGAAGGTTGGATTTATGCAAATATTTTACTATATTCATATCCAACAGCTGAAGTAAAAGGTAACATTGAAACTTGGATTACAAATCCAGCTAGCAGTAACATTAACACAATGTTTGGTACCACTGACACAGCCTTTGTAGGAACATATAGTGTGTTAACCACTTGTGCATTTACTGGTCAAACAACAACAGCTAACGTTGCATCAATCTATAAAATATATTGCGGTGTTGATTATCCAGGTAACATTGCCAACACAGTAAGTTTAGTTGCTAATGTTGATTATGTTACTAACCAAACACATATTCAACCTAATAACCTTGCACTAAGTACTCCAGTATTAACAGTAAGTGGTAATGCTAACGTTGGTAATGTTTATTCAAGCCTAAGTTATAGCGCAGGTAGAAGTCAATATGGTGAAGATACACCTACAACTATTATTTTAAGTTTTCCATTTAAAATTTATCCAACTGCAAAATTATTCCAGGTATTTGCTGAAGGTGGTACCACAGTTGAACAAACATTAGCTGGTCAAAGAGGCTTTAGTAACTTCTTCACTATATCTGCGGCAAACAAAGGATACTTTGAAGCAGCTAACGCAGAAATATATCCTAAGGTATTTGATTAAGGAAATAACATATGAGTAGTTTTGATAAATTTAAAGCAGCCAGACCAGTAGCACCGCCAATTACTATTGATCAAATTAGATTGGAAAGAAATAAGGCTTTGGCAAGAACTGATTGGACTCAGGTGCCTGATAGTCCACTGTCACCAGAAAAGAAACAACAATGGGCAGTGTACAGACAAGGTTTACGTGACATGTTAAACAATGTTACAGATCCTGCAGGTGTAGTTTGGCCAGTTCAACCAAAATAAGCGCAAAAGCGCAACGGATTTAAAAAAACAGGTAAATATAAGATAATGCTTGTATTGCCTCAGTGATACAAGAAGCCCCTTTAGGAGACGCAGATGTCAGGACGTTTATTAGATTTCAGTCAGTTTTTAGGTGGAGCAGATGACGTAAAAGTTATTGAAATGTTCCCTAGAGACCGCAAAGCATTTACATATAACTTTGGTAGTAATGTAAGCAGCTATACTTTTAGTGGTGATTATCAAACAATACTGCTAGATACAGTTACCTATGACCGTATTACCGGTCTACCAAACTTTACAGATACAACTGTAATTGGTTACTTCACAAATACTGCTAACCTAACAGTGGGCACTGGTAACTTTGATATTAGTAATGCTAGTGCTTCTACTGGATTTGTAAAATTAACAATCCCAGAGAACCGCTATACCGGTAATGTTATTCCAAATGCTAGAAACTATGTTCCCTGCACTGTGTTAAGTTTTGAATGGCAAGATAATTCAACACCTGCTCAAAAACAACGTCACCGTTATTGTATTCTAGAACGTTTTGATCCTCAAGTGGGTAAAGTTCCTGGTGATCCTAGAAATGAAACCAACTATGTAGCATTAACTGTAACAGCGTAAAGGAGTAATACATGGCTAATATTAATGTAACCTTTACTGAAAATACAATTACAGTAGATGAAACTACCAGCAACATTAATGTTGCTACTACAACTAATATTATTACAGTTGGTAATAGTGCGGTTGTAACACCCAGTGAAGTAAGAACTTCACTGAGCAATGTATTTCCAATTCTTTATAGCAACACCACAGGGGTGTTCAGCTTAGACAGCACTGCAAGCTTCATTGGTAAGACCACAGATGACTTACCAGAAGCAGTAAGTGCTCCTAATAATTTATATTTTACTGCTGAAAGAGCAAGACAACAATTTGCACGTCAAAATGTAAGCGGTGATGGCCGCTTAGAATATAGTGCTACCAATGGTATTTTCAGTTACTATGGTCCGGATCAAACTGATGCAAACGCTAGAATTGCCAATGCAAGCGTACAAGTAAGAAGTCATTTTAGTGCTGTAAGTCCTGCAACTTATAACAGTGCAACTGGTGTTATTAGTGTTAATAGTAGTGCTGTATTAGCTACAGTTACTACTGATAATGTTGCAGAAGGTTCAACTAATCTTTATTATACAAATGCTAGAGTATTAGCGTATGTAACTGACGCTGGGTTAGATTTCAACGCAGAAAAAGTTGATGACCGTGTTGCAAACCTAATGCAAACTTCAGGTAATTTAACTTTTACCTATAATGATAGTTCAAATACTTTAACACTAAGTCAAAGTCTTAAAACACAAGATATCACTGAAGGAACTAATCTATATTACACTGTTGCAAGAGCAAACAGTGCAATTGATGGAAGATTAATTGGTGGTACTGGTATTAGCTATTCAAGCGGTACCATTGCATTAGACTTCACTGAATTTAGCACCAGCAACATTACTGAAGGTACTAACCTTTATTATACAACTGCACGTGCCAATAGTGCAATTGCTGCATACACAGCAGCAAATCCAATTACAGTTGGTGGCAATCTAACAGTTAATGGTAACATCAACGCAACTGGTAATATCAATTATCAAAATGTTACTGACCTTTATGTAACTGATCAAAAGATTACATTAAACAGTAATGCTGCTACCAATGCTAATGTGGAAGTTATTGCATATAGACCTACTGCAACTGATACAAAGATTAGATGGAATGAACAAGTAGACCGTTGGGAGTTTACCAATGATGGCACAACATATTATCCAATTCCTACAAACACCAGTGACTTGGCTGAAGGAACAAATCTCTATTATACCACTGCAAGAGCAAATACTGCTATTGACAATAGGCTCATTGGCGGTACTGGCATCAGCTATTCTGCTGGTAATATCTCTATAGATTTTACTGAGTTTAGTACTTCAAATATCACTGAAGGTACAAACTTATATTATACTACTGCCCGTGCAAACAGTGCTATTGGGGCTTACACTGGTAGCATGTCTTCAATTAATAGTATTACTGCTAGTGGTGCTATCACAGCCGCACAAGGTTTTACCAGCAATGCAAATATTACTGTTAACTATCCGTTTAGTATTCAATCAAATTCATATCCAACTTTAGGTTTTTCACTATCACCTACTGGATTAGATTGGAGTGGTAATGCTACAATTGATGTTGGCGCAGGTGGCGGAATAGTTTTTGGTAGCACTGGTTATGCAATGCAAGGTCCAACAGGTGGTAGCGGTATATTTAATTTCCGCACTAATGGTGACCCTACATCAAATACAAGCTCACCTAGCACATTATTACAATCAGATCAAACATTTGGTGTAATCTTAGGAACAGGTTCTGCTAACGTATCAACTGCAAGAAGTTCATTTAAAATTATTGATGGATTACGTGGTGGTGTAGAAATTGCAACTGGCGGATACCAGCCAATGTTTGAAATTCTTTATAATGGTCAAACCACTATTAAGAATGACTTATTCCTGCAGGCAAACACAAGATACGGTGTTCTAGGTAATGTTACTGCTGCTGGTAATGTAACTGCTGGTAATGTAATTACAAATAATATTTACAGTAATAGTGGCACAAACTTTACCATTAACACCAATGACAGATTAATTCTTACAGAACAATTTAAGGGTGTTACCACACATACTGGTAATATTAGTGGTGATGGTTATGCTCCATTTAACGTAACTGCAACTATCTTTACACACAGTGGTGCCGGCGCATTAAATTCATTTTTAATCACCGCAGGTAATACAACCAGCGGTAATGCAACAATTACAGGTGTAACAGTAGCAGAACGTGTGGGCACAGGCACAGCAGCGGCTACATTGGCAAATATTAGTCAATATTACGC